TTAACAACCATTGAGAATAAGGCTCTCTACAAGATAGTCTATCGGTTAAATGATGTAAAACATCTCCATCTAAAAAAATAGCTACATGATTTAAACCAGGAGATCCAATAGACATCAATAAAGCATCACCATTCATAGTTTTTTCATCTGGTCTTAATTCTCTAAATCCAGTTCTCCATGCACAAGTTTCAAACAAAGGATTAAGAACAAATTCTTCTGGTGTTGTAGGTCTATCCCAATCTTTTAATTCAATATTTTTTTCTTCTTTATACCAATCTTTTACTAAAGACCAACAATCAGTAACACCCCAAACCCAAGGTCTGCCAAGTAAAGGTGGTTTATATCCACAAGGTTCACAATATCCCCATTGTTCTGTTTTAGGATTAACAATATGCCATGGAAGATTACTTTGTTCACAACTAATTTTATCTGCCTGACTAGGTGTAGGTGGTGTTACAGGGTGACTATGAACAACGGCTGTTATCTCTCCAGTATTATCTGCTTTTACATAATCTTCTGGATCAATAATAAAACATTGATGATCTGTCATTGACAGATTACGGCAAGGATAGTATCTTTCTTTTCCTCGAATATTTAATAATAAACCACAAGACTCTTTAGGATCTTGGTCTTTCGCATGAACAAGTGCTTCTTCTTTCCAACTCATGCTATGAACGTACCAATCGAGGGAAACTCTGTTCTAGTGCATTGTCTTTTAGGTGCACGAACACCAGCAAGATCAAATACTGCTGCAAGTTCAAATTGTACGACCTCTCTGTTCTCAGATGATTTTCTATCAATTTTATATATTTCCTGCGGAAACTCTGCTGTAGGATCTGGTGTTCCAAATGGATTTACCTGTTGAGATGTGGTTGTAGTGGTTTCTGAGGTCGTTGTATTTGGATCGTTCATTGTAATCGTATTTCCCATTCCATTTCCATGAACTGTGCAATAATATCTCAAATCATTTGGAGCAGAAGGATATGCTGGCTGATAAGTTACAGTAGCTCCTGCATTTCCAGCAGTTCCAGATACAGTTGTTGTCTGTGTTCCTCCAGCATCAGATTTTATTGCTAAAGGGTGTCCGCTATTTGTTGCATCTGATTGATCAAAGATATATGTAGATCCTCTTTTCATTGTAATTACAGGATTATTTACACCATTTATTCTAAAAATATTTCCACTTCCAGGATTATGAACAGTAACAGTATAAGTTATGGTTTCGGCATCAGCAGGGTCAGCAATCGTTGTTGTAGTTGTTGTAGTGCTTGTAGTTACAGGAAAGTTAACAGCATCAAGATAACGTGCTAAAGTTCTGATCCTAGTTACAGTAGCTCCTGTCAAATCATTTCCTGTTGTTACCTGATTAACATTTAACAAGATAGCTGTAATAGTTCCAAGAGCATTACTGATAGTTAAGGTTGGTCTTGGAAGTTGACCTTTTTGAAATGCAAAACCCTCTGCCTGTATTGGCATTTTTAAATACTGATTACCAGCCCAGATAATATCTCCATTAGCATTTAAACTTGTTCCGTTATGAAATCTATAGGTCTGTGCAGATCCATGTAAAGTTGCATCAGTGGTCAGTGTAAATAA